AAATGGAATCAATGAATACATTGAGAAAGAAGGAAAGGGTTTCAAAGGACAAGAGTTAAAAGTAAACATCAATCAGGATGCAGTTGATAAGCTTCTTAAAGAATATAAGAAGATTAAGAAAGCAGAGAAATCTAATCTAGGGCAAGTAAAGAAACTTGGACTAGTTGATGAGCATGGTAATCCATTATGACTCAGAAGATTGATACTCAAGGTATGAGTGGTGAAGCAGTAAAAGGATGTACTGATAATGTATTCCCTAAAGATGCTGATGGTAATCCAATCTATCCACCATTCAATCCTACACCATTACCTTTAATTGAACCTCAACTCAGAAAAGAACTCAAAGAGTTAATCAATGAAGTTCTTGATGAGAGAGACTATCAAAAGAAACTTAATGGTCCTTATGATGTACCTGAATACACTTATCGTTTAGACGAACTACAAGAATGAGACTAGGTGTTATGTGTTCTGGCAACGGAACCAACTTCGAGAACATACTCCGAACCTGTAACAAAGATGAAGTTGTGATTATGGTTCACGACAAGAAGAAATGTGGTGCTGTAAAGAGAGCAGAGAAATTTGGTATTCCTCATTGCCATATTAATGCTAAAGAGGAAGATAAAATGATTCAACTCTTTAAGGTATGGCAAGTTGATCTTATAGTTCTTGCAGGATATATGAGAATCATTAAAAATCCTGATGCTTTTCATGTACCTATTATTAATGTGCATCCTTCATTACTCCCCAAGTACAAAGGATTACATGCAGTAGAACAAGCAATGGAGTCGGGTGATGAAGAGACAGGATGCACTGTTCATTATGTGAATGAGGAACTTGATGGTGGAGAAATAATTCTTCAAGCAAAGGTTCCTATTCTTCCCGAAGATGATGTAACATCTTTAACGAAAGCAATACAAAGACAAGAGTATGCTATGTTACCAGCAGCAATAGAACATGTTAAAAATTCTTTATAACCTATTCACTTGGACGGTGCTTAGTACCAATTATAAAAACCAAGTGATCGACATTTGTTGTCGTATGATAAGCACTGATGGTGAAGTAACTCTAGAAGAAAGGATATGGATGCAGAAATTATGCGAAGAGAACGAAAGAGCAAAGCTTATTAGGGATGAAATGTTAAAATAGTATAAGGTTATACAAAAGTACTTGACTAAATAGATCACATGTGTTAGTATTAACACAACGTTCATCCTCCCTTCGACTGGAGGACGCAAGTAAGCCGACTCGGAACGGATCGTTCATCTCATGGACATTTTAATTGCTGCTATCTTAACTTGTGAAGAGGCGAAGGGAATTATCTCTAAGATATCACCTTCGTCTGAAAATAGAACCGAATTGGTTCAAATGGTAAGAGATAGCACTCAAGGATGTTTATGGGACGCACAAGTTGACTAAAGGAACGGATTAAACCCCTACTACTTTGGAGAAACCCAATGGCACAAGTCACTTATCGTGGTGTCAAGTATGACACTGATACACGCAAAGCACAGCAGACACAGAAGGTTGAAGAAACCTATCGTGGTGTTAAGTTCCAGAAAGAACTAGCAACTGCTTAGAATAATCAAGGGGGTTTACATACCCCCTTTTTTAATGTATAATTTTAAAAAAGAGTATAGTTATGGCACTACACATGCGTGAACAACTAATCAGAGCAGTGATAGCACATGCTCAAGGAGAAATAGAAAAGCATAAAGCAAATGTCAATGTATATCTAGAGCATCCTGTAGGTATAGGAGAGCATTCAGATATCACCGAAGCAATTCAGGAGGAGGTTGATAAGATTGCACGGTATCATGATCAGATAGAGGTTGTTAATAAGTATTTTGTAAAATGAATAAGGGGAAATTAAAAGTCTTAATAAGAGCTTTGAAGGAGATAGTTGAGGAGTTAGAGTCTGAAGTTTATTCAGATGTTGATGCATATAAGTATGATAATTATAGTGATCAAACTCCAGATATTAACGACTATGATGAGGTCTTTGAAGATGATGATGGATGAAGAAGTTAACTAAGGAAGAGATCGGTTACAAGACTACCGATAAAATCCGCAAGATGTGGTTACTCAATCCACATGACCATCACATGTTATATGTGAGAGATGATGGTTCTTTCTATGGGTTCACTCATATGAAAGGTGAAGATCCAGAGGAATGGTTCTGGGAAGCACATGGTATACAGACTGAGTTGTTTCCACCAGAGCCACCTAAGTCTCATCAGTTTACACAAGAGCAACTTGATCGTGCTCCACATCATAATATCTTAGAAAAATACTATGGTAAGGATTGGAAACCTGTGCCACAAGAAGGATTAGGGGATCATTTCTAATGTCATTTGTAGTCCCTGAATACACCTGTAAGCATCCTATATTTCCTCATCACAATACTGTTGATTTAATGTATGATGCTATTAACAAACATGAGTGTGAGCAATACGATTGGTATGCTTACCTTGAGTTTATAAGTCAAAACCAATACGATTTCGGAGGAGGTTAATGAGTGTTAAATTAGTGAGTTCAACACCAGATGCTGAAAAGCTTATGGCATATGTTGCTCGTGTCAGTAACCCTAACAATCAGGACAATGATAAGTTTGCTGGTCTTCTTAGGTATTGTATCAAACATGGGCATTGGAGTGTCTTTGAACAGGCATACATGACGGTTGAGATCAATACTACCAGAGGACTTGCTGCACAGATATTGAGACATAGAAGTTTTACTTTCCAAGAGTTCTCACAAAGATATGCTGACACTAATTTGTTAGCAGATGAGATTCCTATGTTTGATCTTCGCAGTCAAGATCTAAAGAATCGTCAGAATAGTAATGATGATGTGCCAGAGAACAAGAAGAAAGATCTACAAGAAAAGATTGCACAACACTTTGTTGATTCAATGGATCTTTATAATGAATTACTTGCTAATGGTATTGCTAAAGAGTGTGCAAGATTTGTACTACCACTAGCAACACCTACTAGAATCTACATGACTGGTTCTGTCAGATCATGGGTGCATTACATTGACCTACGTTCTGCACATGGAACACAGAAAGAGCATATGGATGTAGCAGAGGGAGTTCGTGAGGTCTTTACCGAACAATTCCCTACTGTTGCAGAAGCTCTTGAATGGTCTAAATAACTATCCACTATTATATTCATATGGCAACATACCCTGTCGTTAATCAACAAACTGGTGAACAAAAGGAGGTCGTGATGAGTGTTCATGATTGGGATCAATGGAAAGAAGACAATCCCGATTGGCAACGATACTTTACTCCTGAAAATTCTCCTAGTTTAGGAATTGAAGTTGGTGAGTGGAGAGATAAGTTAGTTAATAAAAATCCTGGTTGGGGTGAAGTTCTGAAGAAATCTGAAAAAGCAGGTGGTATCTCTGGACGGTTAGCCAGTAAAGGTTCTTATGAATCTTCAACACAATCTGCTATAACTGAGGACTTATGACACGTAAAAAGAGGAATGATTCTCCTATCGGTGTAGGTAAAACTACTAAGCAGATGAAAAGAAAGAAACCAATTAATACTGATTTCCTTAGAGATATAGAACCTCTTACTGATAATCAGGTAAGACTATTTGAATCATTTAAAAATGAGAAACATTTAGTTGCATATGGTTGTGCTGGTACTGGTAAAACTTTTATCACTCTTTTCAATGCATTGCGAGATGTATTAGATCCTAGTACTCCATATGATAAAATCTATATTGTAAGGTCACTTGTATCTACAAGGGAGATTGGATTCTTACCAGGTGATCATGAGGATAAGTCTGACATTTATCAGATACCATATAAGAATATGGTAAAGTACATGTTTGAGATGCCAACTGAAGCAGATTTTGAGATGCTTTATGGTAACTTGAAAGCTCAGGGAACTATTAGTTTCTGGAGTACATCCTTTATAAGAGGAACCACATTTGATAATGCTATCATTATTGTGGATGAGTTCCAGAACCTCAACTTCCATGAACTTGATTCTATCATCACTCGTGTAGGACAGAATACAAAGATTATGTTCTGTGGTGATGCAGTTCAGAGTGATCTAGTTAAAACTAATGAACGCAATGGTATTCATGACTTCATGAGGATATTGCAAATTATGCCATCCTTTGATATAATAGAGTTTGGAGTAGATGATATCGTCAGATCAGGATTCTGTAGAGAGTACATCTTATCAAAAATGCAATTAAATTTATGACCTTTGATCATGTTGATTTGAATCTTTCTCCTCTGGAGAGAGAAACTATAGATGGTGTTCGTTACTATAAAGTTCCTGATTCTGATGAGTATAAGAAGTTAGTTTCTATTACTTCTGTTACAAGTCATTTTAACAAAGGTATATTTGCCAAGTGGAGGAAGAGAGTAGGAGATGCTGAAGCAGATAAAGTAACAAGACAATCTACTGCAAGAGGAACAGATTTTCATACTCTTACTGAGTATTATTTAAAGAATGAAGGTTATGATGGTAAGTCATTACCTATTTCTGAACATCTGTTCACTATTGCTAAGCCTACACTGGCACGTATAAATAATATTCACTCTCTAGAAGGTCCACTCTACAGTTTGTTTTTAGGAATTGCTGGAACAGTGGATTGCATAGCAGAGTTTGATGGAGAACTTGCAATAATAGATTTTAAGACATCGAAGAAAGAGAAACCAAGAGCATGGGTGGATCATTACTTCGTTCAGTGCATGGCATATGGATGTATGTTGCATGAACTAACAGGTATATCCGTTAAGAAATTAGTTCTTATTATGGCATGTGAAGATGGAGATTGTGTTGTATATGAGGAAAGGGATAAGGCAAAATATATTAAACTATTATCAAAGTATATCAAGAAGTTTGTAGATGACAAACTATCTGAGATTGCTTGACCTTCTGATGTTTATCAGTTACAATATTATAAAGAACTTGAGGAAAGATGTTGTCCCTTACTTTACAAGAACCAATGGAAAATGAATTAGAAAAGGTACTGGAAAGTAAGTTCTATAGTTCTGCTAGATTTGCTCAGTCTATTGAAGAACTCGTAAGAGATAATGAATACATGAGTTATATTGATGCTATCATTTATTTTTGTGACCAGAACAGTATAGATCTTGAGTCCGTACCTAAACTAATACCTAAGCCGTTGAAGGAGAAGATAAAGTGTGAAGCAACTGACCTAAACTTTTTAAAGCGCACCAGCCGTGCGAAATTGATCTTTTAATTCAAAAAAAGTCGAAAAATTATCCTGGCTATTTTTTGCCCTATTACTTTTTTCATGATGCCATTTGACTGCTATAAGACTTATATTGCTATGAAGCAGCACTTTACCAAAGACTCATATGACTACATGCGCTTTGGTAATCGACTTCCTCGTGTATCACTAAATTCCTTCTATCAGAGAAAAGATAGATTCTTCTTTGAGAAGATGTCTAGGGAATTTGCCGATAAAGACATAGAAAAGTTTTTTATTGCTAATTTCACTTCTAGCACAGATCCCGAAAAAGTGTTTATATCGGATATTGTCAAAACTGGTCGAAATACGTATATTGAGTGGCAAAAGAGAAATCAGTCACTTTCCTATAATTTCAAAGAAGACGTAAATAAGTTATTTGATGGAAAAAACGTAAATGACGTATTTGACTGTTCTAAAGGACATCCACCAATATTAAGGAATTATCTCGGTGGGCATATTTCTTTAGAAACGTTAGTTATATGTAATAAGATACTTAGATATGCTAAAGACTTTGATAAAAAGTTAGATCCATATGTGTGGTCAACCGTCAGTATGAAGATAAAGAAGTATGAACCATTCATAAATATAGATGTATTCCATTACAAAAAAATCCTAAAACAAATTGCGTTATGAGCTTCTTCGATTCAGAAATGGTACGTGCTGAAATGGTGGAGATTAATGAACTTCAAGAAGAAGTTTATTCTAACGTCTTCAAGTTTCCTAGTATGAACCCCAAAGAACAATTGCGTCATATTGATCTGCTAGAAAAGTTGATCGATAAGCAAAAAATTCTTTATTTTCGTTTGAGTTTGACTGATGATCCAGATGCTAAAAAAATGCAAGAACGTATTAGGGAATCTGCTGAATTGATGGGTATTCCCAAAACTGTTGGTATAAACGCTCTTTTTGATCAAATGCAAACTAGCATTTCCATTATGAAAAAACATATTGACAAGAACGAATTTCCAGTGTAAGATTATTAAGTACAAACAAGCCAAATCTAAACAAATCCGAGGTAATACGAATGTCTTTCGCATCTCTAAAAAAACAATCTAAACTAGGGTCATATACCCAAAAACTCATCAAAGAAGTAGAAAAAATGAATACTTCTGGTGGTGGGGGAGCAGATGAACGATTCTGGAAACCAGAAATGGATAAAACTGGAGTCGGATCTGCTGTTATAAGGTTTCTTCCAGCACCTGATGGTGAGGAGTTTCCGTGGGTAAAAATGTATTCACATGCATTCAAAGGTCTAGGTGGTTGGTACATTGAGAACTCTTTGACCACAAATGGTGGCAAAGATCCTGTTTCAGAATATAATCGTGAATTATGGAACAGTGGCAACGAAAAAGATAAGGATACTGTTCGTAAGCAAAAGCGTAAGCTTTCTTATTTCAGTAATATCTACGTTGTTCGGGATCCTGCGAATCCTGCTAATGAAGGTAAAGTCTTCTTATATAAATTCGGTAAAAAGATCTTTGATAAGGTCTTAAATGCTATGCAACCTGAATTTGAAGATGAGACACCTATCAATCCATTTGATTTTTGGGAGGGAGCAAACTTCCGTCTTAAAATCAAGAAAGTGGATGGTTATTGGAATTATGACAAGTCTGAATTTGATTCACCATCACCTCTTCTAGAGGATGATGATGCATTAGAAGCACTCTGGAAGAAGCAACATTCTCTTGCTGCTCTAGTTGCTGCTGATCAATTCAAGTCTTATGAAGATCTTGAAAAGAGACTTAAAGCTGTGTTAAACACTAATGTCTCATCACGACCTGTTGATGAGGAAGTTTCTAATGAGGATGATAGTCGAGGTTCATTTAAACCAGACTTTAATGCTCGTAAAGAACCAGTAGCAGTTGCTCCTACTTCTTCAAATGAAGAAGAGGATGATGCACTAAGTTATTTTCAAAGACTTGCTCAAGAGTAATTACTCGTAAAGTCTAATATTTTCTCCATACTTCAAGGTTTCACTCACATACTG